ATGGACTCCCACGTTCGACGCGCGCGCTGGTGCTTCACTACCAACAACTACACGGACGATGACATCTACCGACTTCGAACCCTTGGAAACGCCATCTCAACCAATGGCTATCTTCTATTCGGGTATGAAATTGCCCCTCAGACTGGTACTCGACACCTCCAAGGGTACGTGCGCTTTCCTCAACCCAGAACTTTTCCCTGGGTCGTCGGTGAACTACCCTTGGGCTCTCACATCGAACAAGCCAAGGGCACCGAACGTGCAAATTACAGGTATTGTACAAAATCTAATTCATTTGAAGAATATGGCCAACAAAAAAGCCAGGGACAACGTTCTGATCTTGAACATGCCATCCACGAGCTGCTACATGAACGACAACCTCTACAACAAGTGGCTGAAAATAATCCAAGTGTTTTCGTACGTAACTTCCGAGGACTTCATGAACTTCGAAATCTTCTCATTCCCGTTAAACCTCGTGATTTTCGATCAGACGTTTACATCTTCATCGGCCCAACTAGAACTGGTAAATCCCAAGCTGCCAAATCTCTTGCTGGAGAATCAACCACATACTACAAAAATAGAAGTAACTGGTGGCACGGATACCGACAAGAATCAACAGTCATCATCGACGACTTCTATGGATGGATTAAATGGGATGAACTCCTCAAAATCTGCGATCGTTACCCCTACAAGGTGGAAACCAAAGGAGGATATGAAGAATTTACGAGCCAAACTATTATCATTACAAGCAATACGCCCCCGGAAACGTGGTATAAGTTTGAGGGATTTGATCCCAAACCACTCCTCAGCGACCGAATCAACGCAGTCATCAAAATGGAAGAAACGTATCATAGAATAAAATACTACAATAAACACACAGAAGAATCCGATAAAATAAAACTTTCAAAACTTTTATTGAACCATTACATTCCTCGTCTTGATCTCATTAACGTAAACGTTACTCGTGTTATAGCTCTAAAGGAAAGCTTAACTGCTGTATTCCCAAACTTCTCGACATATGCAGCACCAACACTGGTTAACTCCCTCAAATTGCCTAAATTATAATCCGTGTTCACTATCCCAATCTTACCAACAAACTTGCCCTTTAACTTAACAATATCTCCAATCTCCATCCACGGCAACGTTCGAAACTTACGTCGAAACGCCTCCTTATCTAATACAGGCTGATACCGTGGCTTAAATTTGAATACATGCACTTTGAAAGGATCCACAGCCTTCATCTTCAAAAAACTAGTCAATTTATCTGCATTATTATTATCCCAAATAGTGTCATCTAAAACTGCTTTAGCATAACACAACGGGACCTTCATACCAACAGTTGTATCCCTAAATTGCGGATGCGCCAAAATATTAGGCACTAAGGTAACCTTCACAACACGAAATTTAATATAATCAAAAGAACCAGCCTCGCCCACAGCCAAAGTACTCAAATCAACCTTCCACTCCGCTTTCCCACCCGTAATAGGCAACTCTACCGTATCACAGTCATAACATAAATTCCGAGTAATTGTCATGAAACAATTGCCACCACCGCGGCGATGACGCCTTTTCCTAAGACGACGACGTCCACGTCGAGAACGACGCTTACGAGACCGAGTAACAGTGCGAGTCCTACTGCGAGCCATAGCTTGACGAACTGCTGCCGCTTGATACCGATGAACGCTCGAACGATAATAATCGTGACCAAAATATGCCAAATAAGCACCAAAAGCACCAACAGCAGTGGGAATAAGAGACTGCTTAATTCCAGACTTCCATCCACGACCATACCGCAAATGGTCACCACGAGCAAACGCCCTAGCCCGATTAATCTGAGCCTGACGCAACCGTTGCACACGACGATCCTCTGCCTTTAACAATTCAATCTCCTCACCACTCATGAACGACGCGTCCACCGAGGCGCCCGTCCTCTAGTCCTATCATTAAAGATAAAATACCACTTCGAAGCCTTCCTAAAAATCACTTGACTGCGCCTAGCAATCAACAAACGCAAGCGACGAATAATCTTTGGTCTATAACCGTTAAAGATAGCTATCTTTAACTGACGCTTAAACCTTATCAAAAGTGGATCCTCATCGAGATACCACCGCACATACGAAGCCAGCGACATGACTGCGCATCACACAGCGCGACAAACCCTTATAAAGCCCTGTGGAGAGGGTAAAAAGAGAAGTATGTAAGGAAGTGGCCGGTAATACTACGGCCACTTCC